TACACCCACGACTAATAATTACGTGTTGGATAGGTTTGCTCTTAGTCGGTTTGGTGGGTATCCAGATAACGCTACTCAAACTCAAGAAAGTGATGCGCCTACAGGTCACTCTAAATCATTTAAAATGGTTAGAAACAGCGCACACACTCTTACAGGTACAAATGCCTCTGCTTTTAAGCAAAGAATAGAGGGGCAGAATATGGCTCATCTTAATTGGGGCTTATCAACAGCTAAAAGTTGCATTATTTCTTTTTGGGTAAAGTCAAATCAAACAGGGGATTTTCCTCTTATTTTGGCAGACTCAGGAAATGCCCTTGATATTGGAAAGTTGTATACAATTAGTTCTGCCAACACTTGGGAACACAAAAAAATTAAGATAGAAGCACCTACTGCGGGAACATTTGATACTGATAACACTACGGGTGCTACAGTATATTGGGGGTTTGGTGCAGTTGATGCTGCTCGTACAGCACAAGGCACGACATGGGGTTCCTCGAATACTTCAGGTAGCTCTAAGGGCATGGTTACTGGTGCTTCCACGGCTCTTGCCACAACTTCTGGAGCAACGTGGCAAATCACAGGAGTTCAAATGGAAATAGGCGACACCGCCACGGACTTTGAGCATAGACCATACGGCGAAGAACTATCTTTGTGTCAGAGGTATTTGTATAGAATTAATGGTTCTTTATATGAGTTTTTTGTAAATGGCGTAAGAAATAACACTAACTATCTTTGGTGTCCTTTGCAGTTACCTGTAGCACTAAGAGCGCAACCAGCTATAACAACATCAGGTACATCTAACGATTGTTTTGGTATATGGCACGGTGCTGCGGGAAGTTGGTCTACACAGCATACTACAATGGGTGTATATGCTAATCCTGATTTACAGGATGGGAGTGTAATTCAACTAGCTCTTGCTTTGAATGGAATCACTACAAGTTTTTCTAGTGGGCAGTGCGTAACTCTAGGGTTTCAAAATAATGGCTTTTTAAATTGTGATGCAGAATTGTAAGGATATAATATGGAGATAAAATCAGCAAAGTACGAAAAAGACCCACTAAAAGATGGTAACATAGGCATTTTTGCAACTATAGATGATGTTGTAACATTTGTGCCAATAAATGATAAAAACAGACACTACATAGCAATTCTTGAATGGGTAGCTGAAGGCAACACAATAGAGGAGGCTGACTAATGCCATACATAGGACGTGAGCCCCTAAGTTCAGATTTCAAAAAACTAGATAACATCACGCCAAACGGCGGTGCATCTTACAGTCTTTTATTTAACGGTGCAGCATACGACCCAGGCAGTAGCACTCGTCTTATTGTTTCGGTAAACGGTGTAACGCAAGCCCCAGACGTAGCGTACACAGTATCAGGCTCAACAATCACATTCACAGCAAACTTAGTATCTGGCACAGACGTAGTTGATTACATTGTAGGAATGGGCGACGTCTTCAATGCTGGTACAGTTGCAGACGGCGCAATAACCCCAGCAAAACTTGCCTCGACTCTCGTCTTGGACGACACACCTATACGAACTAATATAAACTCTTTAAACAACTCGGTAACAGTTGCAGCCAATCAGAACGCTTTTGTTGCTGGGCCAATAACAATTACGCAACCATTAACAATTAATGGGACATTTACGGTGGTATAGATGGCATCAGAGCTAACAGTACAAACACTCAAAGCGCCGACGTCTGGTGGAAACGCCAACAAGATTTTGATTCCTAGTGGGCAAACCGTGTATTCGCCTGGGACAACCATTCAACAGCTTCATCAAACCATAACTGCATATACTTCAACGTCTGCAACAAGTTTGACTGGTACTGGGTTTACCTTAACCATAACTCCAAAGTCTACTTCTAGCATAATAAAATGCACAGTTGGTTTTAATGGTTTTTATGCAGCTCAACAAAATACTGGTGGTCGTTTAGAACTTATGAAAAATGGAAGTTCTATTGCATATCTTGATGATATAACTGGATATGGAATTTCAAATCAAAATGCAAATCAAGGGTTTAACCCTACTCATGTTTATTTTGATTCCCCAAGTACAACGGCTGCAACAATATATTCTATATCTTGGTTTAGAAATGGTGGTTCGGGAGTTTTATACTTTAATAATTACATAACTGGCAACAACAGGACTCGGTCTTGGTTTACAGTAGAGGAGATTGCGCAATGAGTACATTATTCGTAGACAATCTCAAGCCGAACTTAGAAACAGGGGTTCATGCTCCTGGGCATGTTATTCAAGTTCTTAGCACCACCAAACTGGATGACCATTTTCAATCTGCAACAACTAGCTTTGTTGATGTGACTGGGGTGACCTTAACAATCACACCTCACTATGTAAGTAGTAAAATTCTTGTTACAGTAAGTGGTGTGTTCAGTCACAATACGTCATCAAGATTGTCTTTGTTTAACTTAGTAAGAAATTCTACAGCTATAGGACTACCAACTAGCCCAAAAAGTAATTCTGCTACAAGGGCAATGTATCACAACGGAACAGACCAATTGCATCAATTACACATTGAGTTTCTTGATAGCCCAGCGACAACTTCACCAACGAATTATAAACTTCAAATGAGAACAAACTCTTCTGGCACTTTATATATTGGAGACAGGCCTACGGAAGATACAAGACAAGGAACAACAATAACGCTTATGGAGATTGCACAATGAGTTCAGTAATCAAAGTCGATGCAATTCAAAACCAGTCAGGTACTGCTGCTCTTTCTATAGCAAGCAATGGTCGAATCACCAAAGCTCATATTCCAAGTTTTTTTGCAGTAAAAAATGCAAATCTGGCGGAATCAAATGGCAGTGTTGAGATTGGGGATTGGACTGCTGACTTCAACATTGGTAATCATTTTAACGCCAGCAATGGTCGTTTTACTTGCCCAGTAACAGGACTGTATTCATTTACATTTAATGCAATGCACGGAAATCCATCTGGTGACTGGCAACTACACGGCAAAAAAAATGCGAGTACTAATATTATAAAAGCTAATCAAACTGGAACTGGAGCTAGTTGGAATCAAACAACACTTTCTTTTGTACAGCAATTTAATGCCAACGACACTATGTCATTTTTTCTATACTCTACAGCTTCATCGACTTATGGCATATATGGAGGCAATACCTCAAGATTCACAACTTTTTGTGGGCATTTAATAGGATAAAGATATGGCACTAACAAAACTAAATAACGCAGCAATATCTTCAGTCACAAACACTGGGTTGCCAGCTTTAGCTAGAACGAACATGCCTACAGGCACTGTAATTCAAGTACAAAGCTATAGTGCATATCCAGGTTACGGCGAGGTTGCAAGTTCTAGTGGTTATGTCGATTCTGGAATAAACATTACAATAACCCCTACCGCTACTTCCAGTAAGATTTTACTGCAATGTCAATGGTCTTGGTGGCTTACTACTGATGCAAACAATTACATGCAAGCTACAATTTATAGAACTATTGGTGGCTCTGGTCTGACAAATTTAGCTACAGACAATACTTATGACGCTATGCACTTTTATGGCCCAAAAAGACATGCTGGGTACAATGACGCAGCTTATCTTCAACATATTGATTCACCTAACACGACATCGGCATGTGTGTATAAAATTTACGTAAGACCTTATGATGGAACAAATAATTTAAGATATAAATGGTCGCAAACAGAAACAACAATGAACGCTTTGGAAATTGCGGGATAAACAAGGAGGCAATATGACTGACATAGCACAAGCACTAGCGTCTCTCGAAATAAAAGAATGGGTATTGCGTGGCGAGCCCACATCTAAATCTGAGTTCGAGAAGATGTTTGCAAAAGTAACTGGCACAGACGAAAACGGAAGTGCTATAGAAAGCAGTGACCCAAAAGACTTTGGTGTTACTTGGGATGAGGTAAAGGCAGAAAAGGACAAGTTGGAGGCAGCAGAACCTATGAAGCTTTTACGTGCAGAACGAAACATGAAGCTTGCAGAAACAGACTGGTGGGCAAGCTCTGACCTTACAATGACAGACGCACAAAAGAAGTATCGTCAAGAATTGCGTGACATTACAAAAACGGCAACCAGTTTGGATGATGTAAAATGGCCTACAAAGCCATAAAGGTGAAACATGGAGTTAATGGTATGGAATGGAGTTCTCACGTTAATACTTGGTTTAGTCGGGTATTTTTTACGTGAGAGGTCTAACGAAATCAGTCGTTTGTCAATTCTTCTTAACAAGACACGAGAAGAAATGGCAAAAGAATATGTGACGAAAAAAGAAATGGAATCTGATATAAATAGAGTTATAGATAGATTAGATGCACTAGATTCTAAGATTGACAGATTAATTGAAAAGAGAGGGCGATAATGGGAAGCAAAGAAGGAAAGATTGAATCGTACAATCCTAAAGACGCTGCTATCAACAGGACTGTGAACAAAAAAGGTCACGGGTCTGTAATGGCTGGCAAGGCAGTTGTACGAAAGAGTAAGAAGATTAAAAGAACTAAATGACCCCACAAGCAAAGCTCAAAGCGATAAAAGAGCTTACAGGTTCAAAGGGTTGGGCAGTTCTTTTAGATGTAATGAACGACGAGATTCTGGCGTCTGCCATGTCTATTGCTGAGTCAGCAAACATGGATTTGACAGAAATAAACTTCAGACGTGGCTCAATATGGGCTGCTAAGAGGATGCTCGAATTACCTGTACGTCTGCAATCAAAGCTGGAGTCTGAGATTGCGCTGTCTGATATGGACGACAGAAATAAGAATAAAGGTAATAATGAGCAATAATTTAAACAAACCCCCCGCTTCGGCTGGGAGAACGGAGAAATAAAATGGCGACACCGCAAAACCCCCAAGACGCTATGGCTGCTGTAGACAGACTGGCCTCAAACCAAATGGGCGTTACCCCTACTCAGACGCAAACACCAGCCCCTGAGAAGAAAAAAGAGGACAGCAACGAAGGCAAAGCAGCTGAGAAAGGCAGTCCCGAAACTGAAGGTGACAAGATGACCGCTGAAGCAATCATCTATGAGATTGAGTTTGGCGATGGAAGTGACCCGAAGACAAAGCGAAAGCTTACACCTCAACAAATCAAATCAACGTTTGAGAGGTACAGCGCTCTTAATTTTAGGAACGCAAAGTATAAGCCTGTTATGGATGTTATTGAGCAGTACATGCGCAAAAACCCTGGGGCGAATACAAAAGAAGTTGCTCAGATTCTTAGCAACCTAGCTAAAAGCGAAGAATCAAATCCCACAATGGGCAACACACAGGGCGATAAGCCAGGTGTTTATGAGAAAGATGCAGCAGTCAAGTCTGGAGACATGGAGGCAAGTCTTAAAAAGTGGGAAGAAGAAAATGCAGCTTCACTGCCACCTGGGTACAAAGAGATGATGATGTCTGGAGCCCAAGGCAATCAAGGCATGCAAGCTATGCAGCAACAAATCAACCAGCTATCACAGTTACTACGTGGTGTATTGGCTAACTCACAAGGCGTCGCAAACGCAGCAAAGAACCAAGTTGCCAACTCACAAGCACAAAGTGTACAGGCTGTACAGCAACAGATTGCTAACAATATTGATAGAGTACAACAAGCACTGGGTCTACCTGACACAGCTGCCAATGACTTTATGATATTTGCAGCAGAACGTGGCTTTACTATGGAAGATTTTGTTGACCCCCAAATGACTATTAAGGTCATGCAAGATTTCAAAAACAGCATGAACAGTCCAGAGATGGATAGAATGAAGGCTATCGCTGAAAGGCGACAAGCATTTACGGGCTCGCTAGGTCAAACACCAGCAGCAAATCCAACAAATGCGCCGACAGAAACTGCCTCTACTTTGGATAACTTGATTAACAAAACCATGTCTAAACGAATGAGCTAATATTTGTACAAAGCATTTGTGACAATATGTCACTTAATGAACCCTGAGTATTGTATCGTACTGGAAGACCAATACGGCCCGTACAAGACAGAAGAGATGTGCAAAAGACGTGCGTACGAAATATCAAGGAAAGTTCACAAAGGCTACCCTATGTACAAGTCTAAAAGGTTTAGATGCCCTAAAATTGGAGATTATGATTTATAGGGATGACAAGTACATGGTTTATAACATATCATACGAATAACACATAAACTGCGCCGAGGCCCAGTGTGTTTTAGAGTTTATGCGATGGTTAATTTCCGTAACGACTCGACTGTAAAAAAACCGTAACTAATGCTATAAGGAGGTAAATTATGGCAGCAATACAAGGATTGCGGGGAACAGGAGAGTTTACATCTGATTTCCGCCCGAAAAATTACCGTGAGCTTTTCACGTTGTTGGAACCAAACGGTAACGCTCCACTGAACGCATTGCTTGCAATGGGTTCATCAGAGCCAACAGACGACCCAGAGTATAAAAACTTTAGGGACGAACTACCAGAGCGTACATTGAAAGTGAATGGTGCTGTTGCTTCAACATCAACAACATCAGTTACAATCGATGCAGCTGACGACAATAAATTCGCTGTAAAAGGCGCAATCATTGTCAACAGTGAAACAAGCGAAGTGATGCACGCTACTGCTGATACTACTGGCACTACCCTTACTGTGACCAGAAACATTGGTGGTACAGCGCATCAAATTGCAGATGATGCAATCTTGTTTATCGCTGGATTTGCAGCGGCTGAAGGTGACACCTCACCAACTGCAATCAGCTTCGACGCTTCAGTAGTCTCAAACTTCACTCAGATTTTTAGGACTGCTTTCCAAGTATCAAATACTTTGCAAAGCACATACCTAAGAACTGGTGATAAGTTAGACGAGGCTATGACTAAAGCACTCAAGCTCCACATGTCTGACATAGAGCGAGCTATGTTCTTTGGTAACAAGCACGAAGCTAACGGTTCAACTGCACAGCCAACAAGGTTTACTGGCGGTCTATTGAACAGCTTAACCAATGTTGTAGACATTGCGACACAGAACGCCACT